CGACCCGAAGGTGCTGGTTATCCAGCCGCAGGCCGCCAGCCACGGCCTTACCCTTACGGCAGCAGACACAATCATCTGGTACGCGCCGGTAACATCGGTGGAGACCTACCTGCAAGCCAACGCCCGTATCAATCGTCCCGGCCAGAAGAACGCCATGACGATCATGCACATCCGGGGCAGCGAGGTGGAGTCCCGCCTGTACAAGATGCTTCAGGGCAACATCGAAAACCACGAGCGGCTGATCGACCTGTATAGAAATATACTTGACACGGTCTAAGACCGCCGCTACCTAAGAAACCCCGGCAACCGAAGGAGCAAACCATGTCGGACACAGTGAGTATCGAAGAGATGGTGGAGGCGTACCGCAAGGTACGTGACGCCATCGCCAAGCGTAAAGAAGACTTTGAGTTGAAGATGGAGGAGATGGAGAAAAGCCTTGCGGTTATCTCCGCCGCTATCTTGGAGTTCTGCAACGCGCACAATCTGGATAGCGTCAAGACTCCTATGGGTACTGTGTCGCGTCGCGTTCAGGCCCGCTACTGGACTAACGATTGGGAGTCCATGTACAATTTTGTGGTTGCGCAGAACATCCCGTTCGTTCTCGAAAAGCGTATCCACAACGGTAACATGCAGCAGTTTCTGGACGAGAACCCAGACCTGATGCCCATGGGCCTACAGCTCGACCGCAAGTTCGTAATCCAAGTCCGCAAACCCACTAACAAGGGCGAATAACCATGAGCAACCTGACTATTTTTCAAGACCCGTCCAACCTGCCCACCATCCGCCGTCAGTCTAAGCTGCTGGACAAGATGGGTAGCAGCGGCGGTAGCCCGCGCCGCATCGCGCTGAACACCAATGGCACCTTCAAGCGCATCGTGAACGGTGAGCAGATCGGTAAGGCAGTCCCGCACCAGTTGGACGTCATCGTCGTCGACCTGCTGGCTGACCCGTCGCGCCAGTTCTACGCCTCCAAGTATGATCCTAGCGCGCAGGCTACGCTGCCTGATTGCTGGTCGAATGATGGTAAGACCCCGGATGCCAAGGCTGCTGGTAAGCCCGCTTCCTCCTGCGCTGCTTGCCCCAAGAACGTCGATGGCTCTGGTGAGAACGGTAAGGGCCGCGCCTGCCGCTTCCTGCGCCGTGTTGCTGTGCTGGTGGTTGGTGACCCGTCTGGTGAAGTCTACCAGATGCAAATCCCGGCTGCTTCGCTCTTTGGTAAGGGCACCGACAACATCCACCCGTTCGAGAGCTACAAGAAGTTTTTGATGGCTAACGGCGAAGCTGTGGATACTGTCGTCACCCGTGTGATGTACGACCTCGACGCGGACACCATGAAGCTGAAGTTCACTCCCGTGCGTCTGCTGACCGAGGTGGAAGCTGGCTTTGTGGACGCTGCACAGGAAGACCCGGAGACCAAGCGTTACGTGGGCCTGTCTGTGGTGGAGGCCGGCGGTGCCAACAAGGCTATCGCTGCTCCTGCCGAGCCGAAGACGATTGAAGCCAAGCCCATCCCTACTGCACCTGCTGCACCTGCTGGTAACCCCTTCGGTGACGACGAGGATGAAGAGGAGGAAGCTCCTGTCGCTCCGGTGAAGCGCAATGCGCCCAAGCGTAACGTGGTCGACACCGTTACTGCCAAGCCCGAGCTGAAGCAGGCCATGGCTTCGTGGCTGGATGATGGCGAGGACGAGGGAGAGTAAGCCATGCGCGGCTACAGTATCGAAGTAGCCGAGGCTATCTGGAAAGGGGACCAGTCCCGTCTAGGAGTGCGCTTGGGCAAAGCTTGCATCGAGCACCGTGTCCCGGTGGCGGAAGTCGCCGGGACCCTAGGGGTGACACGCCAAACGATCTATAACTGGTTCGTAGGCGCGTACGACCCTGCCGAGTCCCACCGGGAAGCGGTCGAGAAATTTTTAGCGAGTCTCGACTAACATACGCAAAGAGAGCAGAACTGGCGGGTTTTCCCCGCATCGGTGAGTGACGCCCTATGGACTTCGACCTTCTACAGCACGTCCAGCCCGCGTCTGGCCATATCGCTATTGTCGGTATCAAGGACGGGTATGTACGGCAAACGCTCGTACCGACCCGAGAAGAGGCGGACGCGGCAATCGAGACTTATTTACGAGGAGGCAGAGATGTATACTTCGGTGTAGCAAAATACACAGAGCCAACCAGCAGGACTCAGGAAAACGTACAAGCTCTCAAGGCTTTCTGGCTAGACATCGACTGTGGTCCGAAGAAGGACTACGACGACCAAGGGCAGGGGCTTCAAGCGCTACGGGACTTCTGCACGACCGTAGGTCTGCCCCGTCCTACCTTGGTGGACTCCGGTCATGGCTGGCACGTTTACTGGGCGCTGAACCAAGAAGTTAGTCGCACACAATGGGAGCCAGTGGCTTCACGGTTGCGCGAGGTCTGCCGCACTCAAGGGTTGCGTGTAGACGAGAAGGTCTTTGAGGTAGCGCGCATCCTGCGCGTACCGGGCACGTTTAACCTGAAGCGCGGCGGGCAGGCTCCTGTTACCGTGGCGCATATCGGAGACCCCCTCGACTTCGAAGACTTCTGTGGGCTGCTTGGTGTAGCACCACCGGCAGCGCCCAAGTCTATCTTTGACCCGAACTTCAAGGCCCCGCCCCAGCAGCAGGCTATGTTGGACGGGGTGGGCTACAGCTTCAAGCGTATCATGAAGCGGACCGCCAAGGGTGATGGCTGCGCTCAACTGGCTCACGCCTACACCAATAGGGAGACGGTGGACTACAACGAGTGGTTCTACGCTCTGTCGGTGGCGGCGTTGTGCGAGGATGCTTCCACGGCGGTTCACCTGATGTCGGACGGTCACCCCGGCTACGACCCGGAAGAGGTGGACAGGAAGGTAGCCACCATCCGGAAGTCGACTAGCTGCACCCGGTACAAGGCCACAAGCCCGGACCGCTGCGAAGGGTGCAAACACTTTGGCAAAATCTTAGGTCCGCGTGACCTTGGTAAAATCCCCAAGGTAGCCACCAACAACATCAAGGTAGAGGAAATATTAGGGGAGGTACGGACGTTCGAGATACCTGAGTACCCTAGACCCTACTACCGTGGCGAAGGCGGCGGTGTCTGGGTAATGCCACAAAAAAACGAAGCCGGAGAGCAACCGGACCCAATCTGTGTCTATCCTTTCGACCTGTATGTGGTGAAGCGCATCACGGACCGCGTCGACGGGGGATACAAAGACCACGTGCTTATTCGCCTGCACCTACCCAACGACGGGATACGGGAGTTCACGCTCCCTATGATGAAGGTCTCGGTCTTTGACGAGTTCCGCAAGATAATGGCGGACGGAGGTGCTTACTTACGGGGGAAGAAAGCCAACATACTACACGACTACATCATGTCATCGGCGGATATGCGCCTAAAGAAGGATAAGGCAGAGATCATGAGACAGCAATTTGGATGGGTAGAGAATAACAGCCGGTTCGTCATTGGCGACCAAGAGATTACTGCGACGGGGCATGTCTATTCGCCGCCGTCAAAGGTCACGCAGAAGCTGGCCAAGTTCATTGGTCCGGTGGGTACGCTGGATAAGTGGAAAGAAGCAGCGGCGATGTTTAACGTGCCGGGTATGGAGCCCCATGCGTTCGCAGCGCTGAGTGCCTTCGGCGCTCCGCTTCTGAAGTTCCTCAATCAGACTGGCGCGGTCATCAACTTGTACAACCCACGCTCCGGTACGGGTAAGTCGACCGTGCTTAACTTGGTGAACAGCGTCTACGGGCACCCCAAGAACCTGCGTCTGGCGCAGAAGGACACGCTTAACGGGCGACTGCTCTGGGTGGGTATCCTCAACAACCTGCCTGCAACCATGGACGAGCTGACCAACATGTCGCCGGAAGAGTACTCCGAGCTGCTCTACGGTCTGTCCAACGGTAAGGGTAAAGAGCGCATGGTGTCTGGCACCAACGAGCTGCGCGAGAACAATACCACATGGCAGACCATCACCGTATCCACGGCCAACGCATCGTTTTCGGAAAAGCTGTCGGTGCTGAAGCGCGCTCCAGAAGGTGAATTGATGCGCCTGATCGAGTACCCCATTGGTCTCGTCGAGTCTGTCGGCACCGAGTACGGCAAGCAGATGTTCGATATGGTGTTGATGGAGAACTACGGCCACGCTGGTCCTATCTTCCTACGGCACATCATCTCCAAGCTGCCAGAGGTGCTGGCGAAACTGGAGAGTACACAGGCCAAGATCGACCGGGAGCTAAAGCTGCTCCCCCGTGAGCGCTTCTGGTCTGCTACCATCGCTGCCAACCTCGTCGGGGCCATCTACGCCAAAGAGTGCGGTTTGATTACTTGGGACCTGAAACGCATCTATCTGTGGGTCTGCCAGCGGCTTGAGATTATGCGTGGAGAGAGCGAAGCCCCATTGGATGACGTCGAGCAGGTTCTGGGGGACTACTTGTATCGCAGTATACAGAACATCTTGGTTATCGACGACGGCGATGCGCGTAGCAAGGCCAAGCCGCTTCCGAAGCGCGAACCCAAGGGTGAGCTGCTGGTGCGTATCGAGCCGAACACCAAGATGATGTACGTCTCGGTCAAGCAGTTCAAGGAATATTGTGTGCGGTTTCAGATCAGCTACGCGGAGACGACGCGCAAGCTGAAGGAGAAGGGTCGCCTTCTGAAGAGCGGCACCTACCGCCTGACTAAGGGTACCAATGTCACCGTGGACCCCGTCCACTGCCTGTACCTGAAGGTAGACGAGGATATGGTTGACTTGGAGGTATACACCAAGCCCGATGAAGATTGAGGGTGTCTTCTACGACATAGACTGGGTGACCTTCCCGAAGGGTCAGTCAGTCTTCATCCCCTGCTTGGATACCCAAGCGGGTAAGGACAACGTCTACCAAGAGGCGCAGCGTCTGGAGGTGGCCGTGTTCGTTCGGGGGGAGACGTATAAGTCCATTAAGGGATTGCGTCTCTGGAGGCTCTGAGATAATAGCGGAGCTGGAAGTTTGCTCCTTCCGTGTTGCACCCCACTCCCGCCGGCTGCAGGTCTCCCTCCCTGACCTCGCCGGCGGGTTTTTTATTCGCGCGCTGTGCGCCGTTCCAACTCGCGCTGGAGGAAGACAGGGACCTCACCCTTCTGGTTGACAGGTACGCCCTTACGACCTTCGCTATCCCCCATCTCTCTAATGGTGTTAGTCGCCATCTCGTTCAGGGTAATTGGGTCGAGCTCGTCGTCCACGTAGGTACGGCTATATTCCTCTACACCCTGCATCGCGGTATCAAGGGCCTTGCGCGTCTCATTAGTATCCCCGTACAGCGCTCCCAAACGCACGGCGCGCTTGAACTGGTCGGTTACGCGGGTGCGCTCCTTCTCACCCTTACCCATAACCTTCTGGCTGCGGTACGCAGTTTCGACCTGCCGGTCGGCTGCTGTGGACGCAAAACCCAGCGCTTGAAAGATGAGTTTGGGCGTCGTCCAGAACTCCTTATCCATACCCACAAGCTGTTCTTTATAGTTCCGCTGCCCTTCATCGGCAAAGCGAGAGGCTTTCAACGGGTTGGATACCACCTTGGGTAGCTTTTCCAGAGCACGGTCGGTGTAACCGTTTGTAAGATCACGCATCGCCTTAGCGTAGTCCATGAGCATACTACCCGAAGCGCCAAGGGTGACGTTAAACACCGTCTCCATCATTTGCCCTTCCAAGGTGTCCGCGCGCGACTCTTCGGGTAGGAAGAAGAAGAAGCTGGACGCCACCGAGTTGGCAAGATCGACATCGGTCACCGCCGAGATAGGACCCTTGTCCGCCATGAGCACCGTAAGCTCTGCCTGCTCCGGAGTTAGGCCGAACATCGTAGCTACAGTACCACCGGGGCCGAAGAACTCGGGAATCCACACGTTACGGAACCACCAATCCATATCGTAGGTGGCCTTCAGTTCGCCCGTCTCCGGGTCGAAGTAGCTCATGCCGCCTTCTTCGTCGTCATCGTCGAACAGCTCAGCCAACATATACCCAATGACCTTGCCGATACCGTAAAAGGGCAGACCGGTAAGGCCCGCGTACAGCGCAAGGTTCAAGAGGGTGCCTGCCGCAATTTGCGAAGCCGCTATCCGTTCTTCGCGGGGTAGCTTAGCCGTTTTCATAGCGGTGAACAGGTTACGCACCAGCAGCGACGACATCATGTAGGGGTAGGTATAGAACTGCCCAGCCACCTTACCGACACCCTCGGTAAACACACGGGGTTTGTTGTACGCCGAGAAGTCGAACGTAGCTTCCATAGTCAGCGCCCGAGCTTCTTCGATGGCTTTGGTCTTGGCGTCCTCGTGGGACATACCCTTCTGGCGATTCTCCCGGTACGCCAACTCAAGGCTGGCCATGTAAGTCGCTTCGCGGTTCACACGCTCCATCTGGTGCATGAGGCTACCCATGGCGTTGAAGACGAACTTGGTGCCGCGCAAAGCGGCGGTATCGACGCGCCCGCGCATCAGCTCTTGCATACCGGTACGCTGCGTGGGGTCCAACGCACCGAAGTTCCCAACGGACTGCGCAAACGTGTCGAGGAACAAGTTGAACTCACTTCCGACCTTCCACCCCTCGGACAGCAAGTCAAAAAGCTCTGGGTCGGAGGTCCTGTTCAGAGTCGTAGCCGGATTGTCGAGCAAGTTGGGTTGCTTCCAGTCAAACTCGAACTCACCATTGACACGCTTGATGGCGCGCAGGGGGCTGGCAACGAAGCCGCCCAGCGACGAGAACCCGTATTTGGCCAACGTGGCTGCGGCCTTGGCCGTACCATACTTCTGAGATAGGAGCGGCAGCGACACGATGTGCAGCTGCGTAAGCTGAATAAGACCGCTCTTAGGGTTAGCTAGATACTGGTAGAAGGCTAGCTTATTACCCAATTCGATAGCCTGCTTGAAGATGGTGTCGTTGAGGGTATCCGGCAGCAGCTTGGCACGTGCGCGGATGTCAATCTCGTTGACGAACGCCAGCATCTTCTCCCGCTCCGCGAGGTCCATGTCCGGAGTGAGGCTGGCCCTTGCCGAAGCCAGCGCCTGCTGGAGCTTGTAGCCGTACATAGCGCGCTTGGTATGGTTGAGTGACTTCCGGCGGAAGTTGGCAAAGTTCTTAAGGATGTTGGTGCTGTAACCCGCGCGCGACTCGCGCTTCATCAGGTGCTTGGACATATCGCCAGCCACGCTGCTTTGCAGCCAGAGGTCGAACACCTCATCCTTCAAGGCGTCCACGTTTGCACCGGGGTTATCGGTGAAGAATTGCAGCAGCTCCTGAAGCGGATTGCTCTCGTTCTCAGCTGCCGTCCGCAGGTCTTTGACGTCACCATATTCGGTAACGTCTTCTCCGATACGTTTCATCTGGCGGTAGGCCCGGTCGCGCATGGCGCGACTTTCGAACATGATGAACACGCTCTCTACGCCCTTACCGATACGTATATAGAAGCTGCCGTCTCGCATCAGGGGGAAGTAGATAACTTGGTCCAGAGCTGGGCGGAACGCCTCGCTCAGCTTGTCGAGACGCGATTGGACATCTGCTGCACCGGAGGTGTCGATGATCCGCTGACGGATAGCTTGGTAGTTACGGTTCAAGTCACGGCGGTGCGCGTCCCGCATGAGAGCAAAAATCTGCTTACCCTTGCCGCCGCCGAACTCGGGGCTGCTCAGGTCCTTCCAACCATACACGACAGTACCATTAACATTACCGCCTTCGTACACGGCTTTGATAGCGTTGCTACGGGTGGTAATTTTCTTCTTTAGCCCGGCTATCTTCTTGGCATCAGTCGTGTTTTTCAGGTCGTTGCGGTATTGCGCCAGCAGCTTGTCCACGTTCTGGATGTACTCTGCCGCGTTGCGGGCCTTGCTGGGGTCCACCTGATAAGCAGTAGTCATGAACTTGAGGTCGGACAGCACGTCCGCAGCCTTCGGGAACTTCTTAAGGAACTTGGAAACCTCCTCCAGCTCTTTCGCAAGAGTGGTGTACTCCTTGGCTTCGTAGCGTGTGATGTCGTCTCGGATGATCCGGTCGGCTTTGTTAAGCCCCGGAATACGCTCTTTCAGGATACGGAAGATGTCCATGGTGGACAGGGTGGGGAGTAACGTCCGCCATCCCACGGTGGAGAGCGTATCCAGCGCGGCGCGCAGTATCGCCAGATTGGTCTTATCGCCGCGCAGCAGCTTAGCAATATCGAGCCCAGTGGAGAGCACGTCTCGCGCTTCGCGCGTAGCCGCAACGCGCTTCTGCATCTTGTTGGCCTTGGCCTGAATTAGACCGGCGGCTTTCCGGGCCTTAGTGATCTGCGCCTGAGTCAGCTTGACGGGCTTGGGTTTCTTAGGCGGCTGTGGAGCAGCACTCGGCCCACCAGAAGGTGGTGGGGGAGGAGGCGGAGGAGGCGGAGGCGCAGCAGCAGTAGGCGCAGCCTTTTTAGGAGCAGCTTTTTTAGGCGCAGCTTTTTTAGGCGCGGCCTGCGCGGGCGCGGGCGCAGCAGCGGGTGCAGCTTGAGGAGCAGCAGGAGCAGCCGGAGCAGCGGTGCGTTCGGGGATAGCGAAGCCCTTGCTACGGAGCAGCGCGTCAACCATGCTGGATGCGTCTACGGCTTCGTCAGGGCGACCTTGAGCTTGGGCTTTAGCCAAACGCTGGCTGATCTGGTTAGTAACCTGCTTCTTGATTGCGCTCAGCTCTTTCACGCCAACGCCCGTGGGGATTTTGACACCTTTAATGGCAGCGTCAACAAGACGCTCCGCAACGGAGGAGACCGCAGCTTTGCGGTCGGGCATCTTCATCTCGCCACGTGCAGGAGCTAAGATATCTGCTTCAGCTTCAACGGTTTCAGCCGGAGCTGCTTCTGCTTGAACGGCGGTCTCTGGTGCCGACGTAGGCGTAACAGTTTCATCAATCCCCATACGACGGCTGGTTTCGTTGTTAATGAGCCTATCGAGGTTCTCTTTAATGGTAGGTAGGGGGGTCTTGTTGGTCTCCACCATGGTCCGGGCGGACGCGGCCAACGCGGGCGTGATAAACCCATCGGCAACAGCCTGCTCGATCTCCGCTATCAGCGACTCCGGGGTTAGCTCTGCTTCTACTTCCGTAGGTGTAGCTTGCGTAGGCGCGGACTTTACCGTAGCAGTCTCAGCCACCGTGGGGGCGGCCTGCGCTTCGGCAATTGGAGCAGTATAGGTGAAGCGGCTAACAGCATCACGAATACGCTGGATAGTATCTTCGGGTTTGGCTTTTTTACTAACTTCAAGCCCAAGCTTCTCGGCAATCGCGTTTATCTTAGGCGTGTTGAAAGGCACACCGCCGGCATCAACTGCGGAAATAAGATCAACAGCAGCCTGTTCGATGGGAGAGAGCTTAGGCGCAGCCGCTTCGGGCACCGTAACGGGTTCCGCTTGCGAAGGCGCAGTTCCTTCTTCGACGGCACTGGGAGCCTCCGTAGTAGGTGCGGGAGTTGAAACCGTTGCGGCCATTTTCCCAGAGTTATAATTATCCCGCCACGCTTCAAACACCGCGCGTTCTTCAGCGTCACCGGGGATAAATATCGTTTTTCCACCTGAAGGCTTACCTTGTGAAGGCAAACCTAGCCCAATACGAACATCTCGGACGGTGTCCACGTCGAGCTTTGTGGCCGTTGCAATTTCGGCAGCAGTCTTATCTTGGGCGTGAAGGTCGGTGATGGTATCGAGGACAGCCGGGTTTCGCTGGCGCAAAACATCAACCGTGGCGCGAGCATTGTCTACGACGTAACTGGGAGTGCCAGTGGCTGGCGTAGGCGCAGGGGTCAGCTCTACCTTGTTTCGGACAAGCAAGGTCTCGACGAACGGCTTCAGCTCAAAAGTCTCGTTGTTGGCAACGCGCTGCGCCACCACGTTGACGATGCTATTGAAAATCGTTGTGGGTACCTCAACACCCGGAGCCAGCTCTGCTATCGTGGCAGTTACTAGCGGACGGGCGGCTTCCTTCCGTTTTGCCATGTTAGGGGCAGCTTTGATGGGCTCCAATGAGATGGTAGGTGGCGTCAGTGCACCGTCTGCTCCCGCTTCTGCTCCAGCAACGTTACCAATAGGCTCTCCAGCGCCAGCCACTCCGATGGGTTCAGCTTGTGAAGCGGTCTGGGTAGCTTCTCCGGTGGGCGCGGCATCGCCAGTATCTGGAACGCTTGTCCCAGATGCTCCAGCGACATCCACGTCAGGTCGACCTGCTCCTCCACCCAGTCCTGCTCCTGCTTCCGCCTGCGTTTGCGTCGCTTCGACATTTGCCCTCGCCCTAGTCGCTATATCTGGCGCGCGTGTAACCACCTGTTTAAAAGCAGTGTCCCGGTCCATACCGGGGTTAGCCTGCATCTCAGCAATTACGTCCGCAAGCAGAAGGTTATCAAACTCGGTTGCTACCGCTTCGCTATTGTCGACGGCTTCTTCGCGCGTCTCGGCTAGCTTGGCTGCTGTCGCGCGCTTCTTCGCGGTACTGATACCTCCGGACACACCACCCATAGGGCCGCCAAGGAGCGCCGCGCCGATAGCCGCTTGAGTATATTCGTTACGGGCGTCCTCATTGGAGAGGTCCAACCCGGCTTGCCAGCGCTCAAGCACTGACTGCGCCACTTCCTGTGGGATTTCAAACGCTACGCCGCCAGCGACTCCGCTAGCGATCCCCTTGGTGTATGATAGCTTGCCTTGCGTTGCGGCCTGCACGACCTTCTTCGCGGCTTCTTCCCCGCCAGCACCAAACAGGTTGCGCGTAAACGGCAACGCCGAAAACAGGGGGCGGAACAAACGGAACCCGACGAAGTCCAAACCGGTCTGACCTGCGGCTGCGACAGCAGCCTTGCCTACGGATGTTTCTTCTGGGGTTTCACCGCGCTCAATGGCCTGCGCTTGGGTCTGCGCCTGCCGTGTGAGGTTGTCGATACCGTACTGACCGACAAGGCCGAGAGCCGTTACCACAGGACCAACAACAGGGGCGGCTGGACCAGAAAATGCGCTCGCAGTTGCACCAGCGGCAAGCGGACCGGCCATGAAGCCGAGAGAACCCCCGGCCATCTCCTTGAACGCTTCTAGGTTTTCACCCAGCGTTTTATCGAGGCCAAACTCTGTGCCGCCGCCCTCTGCTTCGGCTTGGCGCACCAGCTCTTCCCGCGCGCCTTTTTCACCAAGGGCGAACTTTGTAGCTTCCGGTGCACGACCAAACGTAGCCAGCCGGTCTACGAACGAACCGATAAAACCGGGACCTTCTTCCTTTTCTTCAGGTGCCGGTTTTGCAGCAGCGGGGGCAGCAGCCCTCTGCGCGTGGGTCATGTTGGCCCACTGCCAAGCTGTATTCTCGTCAGGAGCGGTGACCTCGTACTCAGCGTCACCCACCTTAACCCGATACTTGGAGTCGGCCATTACTTGATCCTACTTGGGTGGCCGTATCAGTTGAACTGCACCCGGTGGAGGACTCCCGTATGACATACCTCCGCTTGTGCCACCAGCCCCCGGAGCAACACCTAGCATACTCGCAAGCATGGGACTGGACTGCGCGAAGGCCGCAATCCGCTTCTGGTATTCTGCGTTATAAAGCGCATTAGCCCGTGCGTCCAAGGTTTTGGCTGTTGGACCATACGTTGGCTGACTCTTACGCCATGCGTCGACAGCTTCTTGCGCTTCTGCCTGTGCCGTCTGCTGAATATCTATAACCATCTTGAGGGGGTTGGTTTCCCTAGCGGCTCCAGCGTTAATATTTGCTTGCTTGATACCCCCGCTCACAGCCATGCGAGTACGCTCTGTATCACCCTTCTCCCGCAGCAACGCAAGATTTTCGTCCGCGATGCGCTTGGCGGTAGCTTCTGCGGCTTCCGCGTACCTGCCTTGGCCTTCGATGCCCATCTTAGCCGACTCAAGGGCCTGCTTGTTGCTCTCACCTTCGCTGAGCGCAAGCTGCTTAATGGCGTCACGGGTCTCGGCGCGCAGCTCCTTGCTGGCGCTCTTCAGGCCCGGTAGGGCCGCGTTGATACCGGCACTGGCTGCTTGTAGCAGGCTACCCGGAGTACTCGCCATGGTGGCACCCAGCTGAGCAAGCGCAAACCACTTATCCTCGTCGCGGCGCTTCTTCTGGCCTTCAGGACTCAGAATGTCCTCATAGAAAGCATTAGCCTTATCGGTGTACTTACGCTCCGGCTTGAATAGCTGTTGGAACTGCTCCATCCCCTTACGAGGATCACGGTAGAAGCCATAGTACTGCTCCGGTTCGCGCCGAGCGACAACCTCTTGCTCTTCGTCTTCAGGGGTTTGCTGTATCTCACCGGGCGAACCCATAGCAAAAGACACGATGCCACCGTTGGCATACTCGCCGTCCATGGACTCATCGAACATGCTTTCCGAGATGGGGAGCGCGGCCAAGCCGCCGTCAGCCATGCCCATCGGAGGAGCACCCATAGGCGGGGCACCCATAGGTGGAGCACCGGGCGGCATACCACCGCCCATAGGCGGGGCACCCATAGGTGGAGCACCGGGCGGCATACCACCCATAGGCGGAGCAGGCGGAGCTGGAGGGGCAAATACCTGCTGCGCTACGGATGGTTGCTGAGCGCCTTCTTGCATCTGCGCGCTGCGCATACGGTCGATGAACATACCCGCAAGGGTGCCCGCAGTGGGGTCGATAAGCCCAGTCTGCATCGCCTGCGCGATCTTCTGCTTGTTACCGCCATATTCCTTGGCGATATCTTCCGGGGCTTGGAGGCTAAACGGCTTCGGCATCTAATCCTCCTTAACCACCAAGCGTTCTGGCGAGACCCAGCGCGCCCAGACCACCACCAAGTAGCTGAGAGCCCATGGACGGCGGCGGTGCGTAAGTCGTCTGGGTAGTATTGAGACCCACCGGCACGCCGCGCAGAATGTTGCTGAACTGACCAAGCCGCTCCATATCGTAGTCGCGCTGACGCAAGAAGTCTGCGTAGTCTTGGTCAAGGTATTGCTGCTGGAGACCACGCTGTTCTTGCGCTGTCGTACCCTGCGCTTGCAAGCGCTGAAGGTCCGCCTGCTGCTGATACTGGCCAAGGTTACCCAACGTCTGACCCATCTGACCTGCGGCCTGCAAACCAGACAATTCTTGACCCGCACCAAACTGACGCGACTGCTCTCCAAGGCGCTGCGCTTCGAGGTTCTGCTGCTGGTTAGCCAGCGCCGCCTGAAGTCCAGTTTGGGCACCAAGCTGCTGCGTACCTAGACGAGATTGTAAATTGGCTTGCCCAACAGTGAGCCCAGCCTGCTGGTTAGCGAGCGCAGCGCGCATCGCCTGCTCGGCATTCATCCCCTGCGTCTGGAGCTGCGCCGCCTGATTCTGGACATTCGCCTGCTGCGCTGACGAGAGATTGGCCAGTGCCGCCTGAAGTCCCGTCTGAGTGCCCAGCTGCTGCTGTTGAAGTGCAGCTTGCAAGTTCTGCTGGCCCGCCGTCATCCCCGCTGCGCGGTCACGCTCGAATTGGCCCTGTGCGCTCTCGTATGCAGCCTGCCTGCCACGCGCTTCAATGTCGCCAAGCTGCTGACCGAGGTTACGTTCGCGCTCCAAGCCAGCGAGCAACTGACGACTTCCACCGTAGGTGCCCTGACGGGCCGCGCCGAGGTCTTGAACAATCTGTCCGCGCTTTGCGTTTGTGATGGCTTCGCGCCGCTGCGGCTCCAGCGCCTGCTGGATATACGGCGACATATACTGCTGAGCCTGCTTAGACCCAAACATCTGCGGCCCAGCCATACGGAACTGCTCTAGCGGCTGCTGACCAAATTTGGTCTGTGCAGCGCTCATCTTAGGAGTACTAGCCTGCTGCGCCGTCACGCCCATAGCAGGACCCATCTCAAACTGCTGGAGTTTGGGGGCGCTCACCCGCTGCGCGCTGAACTCGCTGGGGTCGTATTGCTGCCCTAGCGCACCAAGGCCCGCCTGATAGGCAAGTGCGGAGCCAGAACCAAACTGGTTAGGAGCACCCAAACCAAGGACGTTCTGTTGGACCTGCTGCTGCGCTGGAGTGAAGCCAGCAATGCGGTCAGCTTCGTAGGGAGTATATTCCTGATACGACGCTGCCTGCGCGCGGTTAGTGACGTTTTCAAAATACGGACGTGCGTATTCCGGCAGGTTGCTCTGAACAACCGTCGAGTTTTGAGGAGCAGGTGATGACTTACCCATGAGTTACTCCTGCCGCTGGTAGCTGAAAGGTTTGCCACATAGCTTCGTAGCCGTCATCCTTAAACACGCGTGCCCAACCAAGGCGTGCAGTAGCCTCAAGGCCGACACAGTTGTTATCCCGTGCAAACCGCTGGAGGGTCTCAAACATGGGTTGCTTCCATGACGCGAAGTTGTCGCCCGTAACAAAGGGGCAACCAAGGAAACGCTTGCGGGGGTATTCCATGATCTGCGTAATTACGCAGCCTTTGATGGACTCGTCGTCAAAGGCGATCCAGAGTAGGAACCCACCGTCTTCAACCATGGCGAGTACGTCATCGAGCTCGTATCGACCATCGGCATACTCAAGCGCGTTCTGCACGTAACCAGCAACGGCAGGCCACACGTTCATTACGTGACCCGAAGGGACGAGGGAGATAATCACTTCAGAGCTCCCAGACCCTTGGCGACCTTGGTGTCCTGACCCCGGCCCGCTTTCTTGCGAGCGTTATGGGCCTTACGCATAAGATCGTAGAGCTTCTTGGTACCCTTGTTGTGGCTACCAGAACCGAGGCGACGAACCGCTTCCGGCGAGAAGATTACCTCGTCGCGCGCCACCCGAGCTTTCTGGCGACCTCCGATACGCGCTGGTACAGAATCACTGACCCCATCACCTGCGCCACGAACAGGACGACCGCCCATGCGAGCCAGATGCTCAATACCAGCATTGCTGCTGCCATTGCCAAGTTCAGATACTGTACGAGCGTCAACGACAAAGGAGCCATTCTTCATCCCCACTTCGCCCCCACGGGCTTTTTCCTCTTCAAACTCGTTGGGGTCCTTGGGCAGGCTACCCCCAAAAACACCGCTAAACGGGCTGGGACTGCTAAACTCGCCGGTATATGTACTACCCGTACCGCCAAACGGGTTAGAGCCGCTAAACGGATCAGTGGGAAGGGTGTAGTTCCCCCCGCTGATCCGGGAGTCAAGGTTATTACCTAAGTTACTCGCGCTGTTCAAGTTGCTGCCCATACCACTGCTGAGCGAGCTAGAGCCACCGAACTCACCGCCATAGTTGCCCATACTACCGCTGGGACCGTAACCACTGGACACGTTGGTTCGTGGAATTATAACCGGGTCCACTTTTACGCTGTCCAGCGTAAAGTCAGGCATTACGCCCTGCCCAGAGACGTCCACGCTGGGGATTGTGGTGCCCGGTGACAGCGGTGAATACGTGCCATTGGCCGGCATCTCGATGGGGTTTACAGTTATATCTTCAACCTTGAAGTCAGGCATTACACCCTGCCCAGAGACTTTGATGGCGTCTAGGTTGGTTCCGGGGAGCGACGGGTCTAGCACGAAGGGAGGACGCGGATCGGGGCTAAACACGCCATTACGCTGGTCGATCTGGAACTGCGCATCGTTAACAGAGTTCTGGAGGTTGGTGGCATTCATAGTGTTGCTGTTACTTACAGCAGGAGGAGTACCCCTAGTTTCCCCACTCGAATCGGGGGTATTCGTAACGGGAGGATTGCCTCGTGCAAACGTATATCCCTTTTCGCCCGCACTTCTAGCGCTCCCAGTGGGATACATCGACGCCGTGATTGCGCCGGGGCTCTGGTTAAAAAAGTCTAACGTAGACTGGAAGTCGCCCGCAGCGGGAAGCGCGGCTAGACCACCTTCTGCCATACCGGGAGCGGGCACAAAACCCGGATACGGGTTAGCGTTCTCAAAGAAACTGAACTCAGCGCCGCCAGACTGGCGCATCTCTTCCGGCGTCCGGAACCGCGCTGTACGTGGCTGGGGCAGGTACGGACCTCTATAGTTGGACTTCTCTTCTTCCGGCATCTTAAACGTGGGCGTGGACGCTTCGCTAGCAGCGTTAAGCAAGCCGAGCCCAGCGGCGTAAGGAGCGTATTTAGCAACTTTGCCGCCCAGACCCTGCTTGGCCGTAGCGCCAAACTGTTTGAGGAAACCACCACCAGCTTGTGCGGCAGGAGCCGTGGCGCTAGCCGCCGTAGGTGCGATAGAGGCCGCCCCCGGAAGTCCGGAGGCGCTCATGGCAGGGATGCTTACGCCGGGAGCAATGTTTGTCGCCGCTACATCTAGCGCAGGCATACTTGGCACATTCAAGGCACCTGAGAAGCCAGTGGTTGGCGCAGCATTAGCCGCACCCGGAACCAGACCAGTTACTCCGGGGGCAGCCGCAGCACCGGCACCCATGTTTGCGCCCAGTATCCCTGCTTTACTACCTAGCGCGCCGAAAGCGTTGTTGGAAATTGTGCTACCCAGACCCGCAGCACCAGCAAGTGAACCGCCGCCGAACGCACCGAGGCCCGCCATAAGCCCCTTACCGATATCACCAGTGAGCGCGGTCTGGCCCAGACCAACTATACCAGCAGCAAGGGGTGCGCCGATACCAGTAGCGGCAAGGGCCGCGCCGAGGATAGTCGGCAGAAGTTTACCCAAGAAGCCCGCTTCAGGTAAGCCAGTGACGGGGTTGATGGTCAGGGAGCCGCCAGCAGCCATGGCAAGCTGTTGGAGACCGCCAACTTCACCCGGCGTCATGTGGACCAGCATGGAGTCGTCGTTGCGCCCGTAACCCCTAAGCTGCTCGGCCATTGGGTTCTTGGCAACAGACAGACCGCTTTGCGCCGGAAGACCGCCAGCGGTACCGGGCACCGGAGTACCAAGCATGGGGGGACGACCCGCAACGGACATGTTGTTCGCTGACGCGCTAACCGGCGGCATTGCCTGTACGTTCATAGGCCGTCGTCCCTACCTTATGGCTACGCTTATAGCCCCAACTCAAACAGAAGTCACGGTCTGCCATGCAGACCCACTATAGACACATAACTTACCCAGCGTCGTATCAAATACTACCCACCCTGCGCTAGGGGTAAGCGCGTTTTTCTCCGACGTGGTGACCTGCTTCGTAGCGGCAATACCGTTAAAAGTGTCCGCCGTGTACGACTGCGCGTAGTTGGGGGTGTTGCTGTCCAGCTGAGAAAAGTAGGTCTCGATGACGCGGATAACCTGCCGCAGGTACTGCGAGTCGTACTGCGGTGGGGGGTTGAGTAGGGGTGACGCCCTGAACCTAGTAAGAGCCATCAGCGTTTACCGTCAGGACGCACGTCTAGGCGCGGTGCGCCAAGCTGCCACTGGACCCCAAGATTTTGAGAACGCACTTTAAGCGCCATCTGACGGGCACGGGCACGGATGAAAACCTGATTGGTGTATACACCAATCGGAGTCTCGATAACACGCTGAGTGTCCGCAGCATCTGCACTGAATGCACTGCCGGGGAAGCTGCGCGGACGCATAGTAAAGGTGACCTCCGGTGCAGCTGCTGTTGAACCATCAAACTCAACGTCAGGCAGGATACGCCGAGTCAACATGAACTGGTCGCCGTCATCGAGGTCAAAGTCCGATGACTGGATATAGCTATCCATGGGTAGCGTATCGTCGTCAAGGCCGTTCTCGTGGCTATAGAGATAACCGCTACCAGTAGTAACGGTGAGATCATTAACCGTAATCGGGGTATTTGTAGCTTGCAGGTGGGGACGCAGTGGTGTGTCAAGCCACGCGGTACGGTCAAGTGTTCCGTAGTACCAGATACGCTCAAGGTGGTTATAGACTACATAGGCGTTATTGTAGTTGCTGTTTGCCGTAGGGTAGAACCACCAGACCTCGTTCCACTGCTCGTTAGTTCCGCAGATAATCTGATCCGCCTGATTAAAATTGATGTTCGTAAAGACATGGTTACGCAGGGTGCAGGGTAGCGTCTCGACACGACCGGTGTAGGCATAGAACTTGTCCTGCCCCATCCAGTAGGTAATGTTAGCCGCCGAACTCACGGCACGGGGCGAAATAATCGAGATGTTGTCAGCGTACTCCTGAAGCCCAAAGACGTCCGTCGTCCCGAGGAACTGAAGCGTGAAGAGGTGACTGTCGGTCCAAACCAAAATTTCCTGTCGGGTCGGCAGCGCGCGAACGATCCGCGAACCACGAGAAACACGGAGGTCACCGGCAGTGTTAGACGATGATGGAGTCCAGTCGCCCGGAGTATCTTGGTCAGCCCAGCGGATAAGGAGGGGATCGAAGTCAGCTTCACTAGTTGAACCAAACGGCACCGCCCCAAAGGCAATGAGGTGCCTATCTTGCTGTGATACCATCAGCTGCATGATTTGTACTGGGACTGCGCTGGCTGTATAACCCCCGCTGGTTGCGTAATCTTGAAGCGTTATCGCATGTGTAGCCAATGAGCCAGAGGGGTCATCGGTCAATCCGCGCACCCACCAGTATCCCGCACCATTGCGAATATTCATGACAAGGTCGTTGTCAAAGTTATCAAACCACCAATCACGCTGCTGTCTGAATATACGGGTCGAAGTTGAACCAAGACCCCATGCGCTACGTCCCCAAGTACCAACACCCCAACCAAGGCCCGCAAATGTAATTGCGTTGCCCGGTGCAATTTCAGCCTGCACGGTGAAACCCGCGCCACTTACGGAGGCGGTCGTGGGTGTGGTTGTCGTGGGGAACGTGAAGCTATTGGCCCCTGTCTTGGTGATTATGCGGACGCCGTTGATTTCCCCAGCTGGAACACCGCCCAACGCTGACATACCTGCAATGAGCACCGGTTCGCCGGTCACAAGCCAAGATGGAAGTGCGGTCGTCGTGGTTACCGTAACCAGTTTGGTCGGGTTAGTTACCGCAAAGGTGTTTGACCCTGCTAGCGCAGCAGCAAAGGGTGTGATGTCGTTGAAGTAGCCGCCGCTCTCGATATAGACCTTGCTGCTTGTACCCATAGCAAGTAAGTCGTCGTTGAACGTTGTGATCCAGTTCCACATCTGGCGGCACACACCGGCAAACGCAGTAGGTGTATACTTAACCCAGCCGCCAAGTTTCTGCGGGTAGCCGGAGCGAAACCGGATTTTGTCACACTCATACCAGCCGCCCTCGTTAGAGTAGTCGGTCTGGTCTCGGTTTACACCCGGCTTAAACTGGAGCTTGATAAAGGACATCAGTCACCCTTGTGGTTAGGGTAATACGCTTAGCCCCACGGCAGCGGCGGGGCGACAACCGAAGGGGCAATCTGTTCGTTAATCTGATTGGCCACATTAGCTTCCAGTGTTGCAACATGCTCTGCGCCCATAGCGGCCTTCACCCAGTCAATAACCTGTTCCTGCGTCAAATCGCCGTAAGACGTGAACGGAGCATCTGGATCAAACGTCACGCCCTGCGACCCGTAGGCAGTGCCCACGAAGCCAGCTTCGCTGCCGGTCA